TGAAAGACTGGCTCGAACGCGGCGGCATCGACGCCACGGACACGCGGTTGGAGACCGATCTCGGCGGACCGGGCTATCACCTCAATCGCAACAACCAAGTTGAACTCGAATCCAAGGAGTCGATGGTGAAGCGGGGCGTGGCGAGCCCGGATGATGGGGACGCGCTCGCGCTCACGTTTGCCCAGGTGGTGCGGATCCCGTCGGGCCGGCGGAAGCGCCAGTGGCAACCGGTCCCGGCGACGTGGCAAGCGTGAGGCGGTCGGGCGTCGCACGTTTCCAGCGGGTGCCGGCGCAGGAGATACACCGCCCCGAGCGCACGACACCGCGACCGCCCACATCCTAGCGGGCGGGTGTATCATTTCGGCACACGGTGACGTGTACCTGTTCCGTGCGGTTCAATCATTCGGGATCGGGCTCCCAGGTGTGGATCGGCACGGTGCAGGGTTCGAGCGCGCACGTCGTGATCGCGCGGGCGGTCAAGCGGGCGTACTTGGAGTTGACACCGCGCCCGGACGGGTGGGTGTTGATTCAGGCGACGATCAACACCGTCGTGCGCGATGGCACCGAACCATCGGAAGATGACTTGCGGGAAAACGTCATATGACGCGGCGCGATCTCTTTCAACGACTGGCGGGCGCGTTCGTCGGATCGTCCCTGGGCGCGTGGTTGGGACGGCACACACCGCCGGCTCCGGTGCCGCTCGCGTTTCATCCGGACGCATTCGCGCTCACGATGGCGGATCTCGATGACAAGTGGTATCAGGATCCGGCGCCGGATCTGACGAAGCATCTGTATCTCTACCAGCAGATGACGAGCGAAGCGGCCATGCGGAAATTACGCACGGGCGAGGTGATCCGCGTGCGCATCCCGCAACGGTACCAGACGGACCATGTGTGATCACGCGCACACCCACATTGATTTTTTGCCGGCGACGCGCGACGGGCGCGAGGTGGTGATCGTGATCTCGCGATGCAGCGAGTGCAATCAAGCCGAGGAACTCGACGTCTTCACGAAACGAGAACGAGCCGATGCCAAGCACGAGTAAAGCGCAACGGCGGGCGACGGCGATCGCGGAACATCATCCCGAGCAACTCCACGCGCGAAACCGCGGCATGTTGAAGATGACACAACGTCAACTCCATGACTTTGCGTCCACGCGCGAAAAGGGGCTCCCGAAGCACGCAGGCGGAAAGCACGCCACCAAACGCACCGGCAAGCGGTCGCCGATGCCGATGCACATGGCTGGCGGAGGTAATCGGTACAACCGGCTCCGTCGTGCCTGATCTGCTGTGTCCGCGGTGCGGCGAAGCGTTGAGCCCGTCGCGCTGGATCCATCACATCGCCGTGTGTGAACACTGCGGGCAATGTTGCGCGCTCGATGCCGGCGCGGTCGTTCACGGGACCGGCGCGCACGCGGATACGCTCACCGCCGACGAGTTGAAAACGCTCCGCACGCACCGCCGGCCGTTCCTGCGCCGGGCGTAGAGTCCCGCTCGTGGCGCGATCGACCCGAGACGAGCGCGAGCGCATCAAGGAAGCCCGCGAGCGGTTCACCCAGGGTCAAAAAGCGATCGACCATCAACGCCGCCGCGAGTTGGAGGATCTCGCGTTTTATTCGGGCGGCGATCATCAGTGGAGCAAGGAAGCGCTCGATGCGCGGCGATCGCAGACGAGCGCGAACGCCGACGGACTCCCGCCCGTGCCGGCGCGCCCGGTCATCACGATCAACAAGGTCCGTGAGCCCATTCACCAAATCCTGAACCAAGAGCGCCAATCCGACATGACGATCGAGTTGGCGGCCGCGGATGATTTCGGCGCGCTCGTCGGGCCACTCGACAACACCGAGATCGAACTCCGCGAGGGGCTGATCCGGCGCATCCAACGCGCGAGCGAAGCGGCCGACGCGCGGACCTGGGCGTTTATGCGGGCGGTGATTGCCGGCGTCGGGTACTACCGCGTGATGACGCGGTTTGTGCAGGGCAAGAGTTGGAACAAAGAAATTATTCTGCAACGCATCTACAACCAATCGTCGGTCACGCTCGATCCTGCGCACGAACAGCCCGACGGCTCCGATTGTGAGTGGGAATTTATCGGTACGGACATGCGCTGGGAGGACTATCACCGCCAGTACCGAAAGGTCGCGGACGGCGCGCGCAACCGCATCGAGCGCACAGCGAGTGATGACCAATTCCGCGCGCTCGGGGAGGAAGCGCCGGGGTGGTTCAAAGTGGACGGGAAAGATAACGTGCGCATGGTTCACGTGGCCGAGTACTTCTATGCGGAGTACGACACGCGCACGCTCGTGTTGCTCGCCGACGGGACCGACGCGTGGAAAGACGAAGCGCCCGAGGACGCCGAGATCGTCGATGACCGCGAGGTGCAACAGCGATCGATCCATTGGTTCAAAACGGACGGGTTGCAAATTCTCGAAGAGACCGACTGGGAAGGGCCGGACATGCCGATCGTGAAGGTGCTCGGCGAAGAATTGCAGCCCTTCGATCAGGAGCGGCGCGCCGAGGGACTCGTCCGGCAAGCCCGCGGCGGCAACGAGGGGTACAACATTTTCATTTCCAAGTACGTCGAGATGGTCGGCAACATGCCGTTGCCGATGGTGTTCGTCGCGGAAGGGCAAACCGAGAGTTTCGAGCGGTGGTACCAGTTGATGGCAACGCGCTCGCTCCCGTTCATCCCGTACCGAACGAAAGCGCTCGACGGAACCGAAGTGGGGCCGCCGATCCCGGTGACGCATAACGTCCCGGTGCAAGAGTTCGCGATGGGGTTGCAGACGTTCGACGAGGCGATCAAATCCACGACGATGGTCCCGACGGTGCAGATGGGGCAATCCACGGATCCGCACCTCAAGAGCGGCCGCGCGATCAACGCGCTCCAACAGCAAGCGCAACTCGGCACCTCGAATTTCCTCGACAACCTGAAACGCTCGCTCCGCTACGAAGGGCAAGTCGTCAACAATTTGTTGTATCCGATTTACGGCACCAAACCGGGCCGCCTCGTGCGCATTGTCTCGGGCGAGGGCGAGTCGGAAACCGTACAGATTGGTCCGTCCAACGGGAATGCGAGCCCGATGGGTGCGAGCGTCGCCACGGCGCCCCCCGGTGGGCCGGCTGGGCCCGTTGGCGGACCAATGCCACCGCCCGCGATGCCCGGCGCCCCAGGGATGCCGCCGCCCGCGCCGCCGCGGCAATTCAAATTGACGAAGGATGCCAATTTGAATGTGCTCGTGAAGGTCACGCGCGGGTTTGATTCGCGGCGCATGGAAGAGTCGCAGACGATTGGCGACATGCTGAGCGCGAACCCGCAGTTAATCGGGTGGTTCGGCGATCTGTTTTTCAAAAATCAGGACGGCCCCGGTCACGAAGAGATGGCGGAGCGCGCGAAAGTCATGCTCGTGCCGCCGATTCAGCAATATCTCGCGAGCAAGGCGAAGGGCGAAAACATCCCGCCGCAACTCCAAGCGCAAATGGCGTCGATGCAAGAGCGCTTGCAGAAAGCCGAACAGATCATGCAAGCGATGGGCGCCGAGTTGAAGTCGAATCAGGCGGAACTCGACGTCAAAAAGGCGATCGAGTCGCTCAAGATGGACAACGCGCGGATCTTGCAGGAAATGAAAGACGCCACCTCGATCGAAGTCGCGCGGATCGCGGCGGCAACCAAGCACGTCGCCGACGTCCGCGAGGATACCGAGGAAGCGATCGCGCTCGGGCAGCAACACGCCCACGAGGCAAATGAAAGCGCGTTGGATCGCCAGCACGAGGCGGATCAAGCGACGCGCGCGCAGACCCATCAGGCGGCAATGGGCGCGGCGCAAGCCGGCGCGGCGTCGGATCAGAGCACCCAGGAGCATCAACAGGGCATGGAAGCGGCCGCTCAACCGCCCCCGATCGACCCGAACAAACCACCCACCCCGCCGCCCGGCGGCGCCGGCTCGGGGGGCTCACAAGGCGCTTGACAGGCGTGTACCGTTTCGGCACACTCTCCCGCAGGTTCCATGCCAGATCAGCCGATCGACGGTCAAAACCCGGCTCCGGAGCCGGAATTATCGATCGCCGACCACGAGGCGCAGTTTTCGCGTGTCTCAGAACGGCACACGACACCCGAACCGACCGAGGGCACGCCGCCGGCCGATGACGAAGGGACCGAACCGCCGCCGGCCGCCGCGGGCGACCGGGATGAACGCGGGCGCTTCCGACCGCGCGCCGTCGCCCGCAGTCATCAAGCCGGCAAGGAAGACACCGGGCGGATCGCCGAACTCACGCGAAAACTCCGCACCGCGGAGCGTGATCGCGACGAGTGGAAAACGAAAGCGAGCGCCGCGCCGGCTCCGCGCGAGGACGCACCGCGAGAAACTCCGCCGCCAGCAACAGAACATCCGCCGGCTCCTGTACGGCGCGCCGCGCTCGTCAAACCCACCCCGACCGACACCAAAGACGACGGCTCCGCAAAATTTGCGACGTACGAGGATTATCTCGACGCGCGCGACGAGTACAACCGCGAGATCGGCCGGCAAGATCGCGCCCAGGAAGTCGAACGCGATCGGCTGACCGCGGATTGGACGAGTCGCACCGAAGCGGCGCGAGACAAGTACGACGATTTCGAGCAAGTCGCGCTCCTGAAACCGACGCGGATCCCCGCGGGCTCGATCGTCGATGCGTTCATCCTCGAAGATGAAGCCGGCGCCGACGTGCTCTATCACTTTCAGAAAAACGACGCGGAGTTGGATCGGGTGCTCGCAATGGCCCCGTTCAAAGCCGTTAAATTTCTGTCGTTGTTGTCGCAACGCCTCGCCGATCCCGATTCGGCGCCGACCCGTGCCCGTATTCCCGCCGCGACTGGCCCTGAGCGAGCGGCGCCTCACCAACCGGTTACACGTCCGCCCACGCCAGTGCGGACGGTGCCCGCAGCACGCGCCGACGAACCGCCGGGCGATGATGCGTCACTGGCCGAACACGAGCGCGCGTACGGCCAACGCCAGCGCCGGCACTAACGGTCGTCACGCGCGACGGCGTGAGCGTCGATGAACACGTTCATTAGTCCGACGTGGGTCACCACGGACACGGCGATGTTTTGGAAAAATAACATCACCCTCGTCCGTCGGTTTGATCGGCAGTGGAACAACGAATGGACGAAGAAACCGGGCGGGGCCAAGATCGGGTACACCGTCCAAATTCGCTTGCCGCAACGCTGGGTGGTGACCGAAGGGCAAGCGCTCGTTCAACAAGCGATCCTCAATCAGACCGTGCCCGTCACCTTGAACCATCAATTTCAGGTGGGCATGGGGTGGAGTTCCGCGGATAGCGCCTTGCTCGTCGAAGAGGTGCAGGACCGCTACACCTCGAAAGCCGGCAAATACCTCGCGAACAAGTGCGACGTCCAAGGCGGGCTCGAAGTGTTCCGCAACGTGTATTTCCAAGTCGGCCCGACCACGCCGAGCGCGACGTTGCTTGCGGGGCTCAATCCGAACGTGACCCTCGACGGGTTTTATACCGATGCGGTCGCGAAATTGCGGAACGTCGGTGTGCCCGATGAACTCTGCGCGGTGATCGACCCGCAGAGTCAATCGAACCTGTTGAAAGTCGCGTTCAACCAATTCAACCCGCAAAATCAGGTCTCGAAGTACTTCACCAAGGGCCAATTCAGCGGGGCGGCGCTCGGCGTCGATGATTGGTACTGGGATCCGAACATTCCCACGTTCACCACGGGGAATTTCACCACCTCGACATGGTTGGTCGATGGCGCGGCGCAGACCGGATCGACGATCTTGCTCAAGGGTGGCGGCGTGTACAACTTCGTCGCGGGCGATACGTTCTATATTGCCGGCGTCGATGCGCTCAACCCGTTGTCGTACGTGGACACCGGGAACCCCGAAGCGTTTTCGATCACCGCGGCGATCAGTGGCTCGGGCGGCGCGTTACTCTCGATCACGCCCGCGATTATTCCGCTGACCACGGGGCCCGCCGGCGTCACCTCACCGCTGGCGACGGTGACCGCCTCGCCCGCGAACAATGCGATCGTGACGTTCGTCACGGCGACCGGCTCGGGCGTGAATGCCACGATGGCATCCACGACATCGCGGCAGTCGTTGATCTTCCATGACGAGGCGTTCGCGTTCGTGATGGCGGAACTCCCGGTGCCGCTCGCGGGGGCCAACTCATCACGCAAGAGCGACGAGGACGCGCGCCTCTCGATGCGATGGGTCGAGCAATACAACATCCAAACCGACCAAGAGCCGAGCAAGGTGGAGTGTCTGGTCGGGTACGCGACGATCCTTCCATATTTCGCCCTGCGGGCGTGGAGTTAAGGTCATGGCGTTGATCCGTACCACGCTGTCGGCGGCGATCAAGGCGGGGGATCTCTTGATCCCGCTCACGTCCACGGTTGGATTTCCCGTCCCCGGCGCGATCTTGTCGGGTTCGGGGCAACCGATGTTCATCGACAACGAGTTGACCTTTCTCGTCACCGTTGTACAAGCCGGGCTCGTGCAAGTGCGGATGCGG